AGAATTACTTGACCAGTTCATACCCGCTCCCGCTGGAATCTCTCCATTGGCCCACTGGAAGATGAGTCCTCCGAGCCAAGAAGGGAAAATGATGTAGCCATTCGCATAGAGCCTTGCAGAAAAGCCCCATCGCAACGTTTTGGGGGATACCGCCACCGTATCAAGCTCCCCATCATCGACTTCCGACTGCCTAGCGATTCGAGTGGGCGCAACGTCTTGCGTCACTTTTCGAAATTTCAGTGCTGTCGTGTTTAGCTCAATGACGTCCTCAGTCACCAACTGCCAGAGCGTGTCGGCTTGGACAGTACCTTGCTCGATGGATATTAAGAGTGCTGAGGTCACTTTGGTGCTGCTATTGGCATCCGGGGCGCGTTGCCAATCCCCTGTAGAGGCTATGTAGAGCCCGTTTTCCTTGGCTGACTTCTGGTCTTTCACCAGCACTCGGTCGCCTACATTCACTGTGACGCCATCTACTTTCTGAAGGCTAGCGAGTTTGATATTGGCCGTAGTCGCTACGCGAACAGACTGCTTGTGATCGAGCTTGAGCAGCTCTTCTCGAATCCTGTTATCCACATACTCGCGAGTCGCAAGTACTACCGAGGGATCAATCTTTAACTGAATGTTGGCGGTCCCGGTGGTGATGATGTGCATCCGCACGATCTGGTTACGACCGGTGCCTTGTGTCAGCAGAGGCTTATAACTGGGCGCCGCATTTCCGATGGCGCAAAACACACCGTCTTTGTCTTCGAGCGCCAACTCGCGCACCCACCAGCCTCCGACGTCAGGCGGTAGAACCACCTCAGCGATCAAAATGTTTGGGTCAGTTGGGGAAACCCGTAGCTGATTGAGCTGGGCGCGGTAGACCTGGTTAATCAATTGTGTCTGCGACGGGCTCGGCACCGGATCTGTGCCATTGGCGTCACCGATCAACATGTACTTGGGTTCCCAAGGAATCCCGAGCGCGTCGCAGTTGGTTTTCTTGGCGGCGCCAAGTGCGGTCAGCATGCCGCCGAATATCGTTTTCTCATCCACCATGGGGAAACACATCCAGTTCGTCGAGGGTGTAGATGCTCATGTTGGTGTACCCCTGGATGCCCACGTCGATGTCAGGATTGCTCCAGGGGTACACGTCTATTTCATCGCCGTCGTAAAGGGCGACGCCGAGGAAGGTTTTCAGTTGAGTCTGCAGAATGATGTCTAGGCCGATCAGGTGCCGGGTCAGCGGCTTGGCGTCATCGATGAGCCAGACCAATTCGCGATACATCGCTTCAGTGATGCCGCTGTCGAGCACACCAATCTTCAAGGTGAAGGTGGCTCGTGGTCCTTCCGGCTCGGTCTGCCACCACTCCACGATGTCGATCAAATACCCCAGCGGCTCCACGACGCGGCGCAACGAACCGAGAGTGCCTTTGCGCGAGTGGATGTAGTACGCGCTACGGATGGCGGCCCGCTTGGCGGATTCGCTCCACTGGCTGTCCCAGCGATCAACCGAGAAAGCCCACGCCAGGTAAGGCAGTAGCGGTAGAGGACACAGGTCAGGGTTGTAGAGGGTGCGCAGCGGAATCGGGACGCGCTGAATCTGGGCCAGGGCCTGCGCTGCCTGTCGCTCCAAGGGGGTGGAATTACTCGGCAGCAGTGACCCGTCGCTCATTACTCAACCCCCAACGCCAATTCAACGCTCGTACAGAACGGCGCCTGGTACTTCGTGGCGACAATGTCTACCCAATCTTCCAGCACGACCTTGCGCACGCCTTCGACATGGAGCGATGCATGAAGAATCGACTCTGAAACCTCCAGACCCAGGCGCCGCCGCTGATGCACGAATTGCAGAAGCTTGGTATTCGCCGCTGCCAAGCTAAGCTCGTTTTCAGGCCCGGTCGTGAAAGGGTAGAGCTTGGCCCTGATCTGGTACCGGATGATCTGAGCGCTTTGCACGGTCAGTCGATCGCCAACGGGGCGGCGCTCATCGTCGCTCAAGTATGCGTTCACGGCAGCCAATAGCGTGGGCGATGCAGTGCCGTCGCCGAGTACCGATTGCACCGTGACCACCGCCTCGGCCGGCAAGGGACTTTCCGCGGTGGCATCGGCCACTTGGCCGTCTGCCGATCGAGCGTGAAAGATGTAACTGTTGCGCGGGCCAGCCGTGCTCAGGCCTTCCCAGGCCATCTGGGCACGCTCGCGCAAACTGTCGTCACTTTCCATCAACAGCGAAACTGGCGGCATGGCCGATGGCTTGGCCGCCTGGATGACCAGGCGCCTGACGTTGTAATTGGCGGCCAGGTTATCCAGATCGTTGCCCCTTGCCAGAGCCAACATGTTCGCAGTCGATGCCTCATTGACGCGCTGCCGCCAGATCATTTCTCGATAGGCGTTCTCCTGGAGCAGCTTTGTCAGTGGTTCCGATTCAAGGTTGAGGCGAGCTGCGATTTCCGCTCGCTGATCGGCAGGCCAAAGGCTGATGGCGTAAGCCTTGCGTTCGGCAAGGATCTGCTCGTAGTCGATCTGTTCCACCACCTGCGGCGCTGGCAACTGGCTCAGGTCAATCGCAACAAACGAACTCATGCGCTGCCTCCCAGGTGTAAGGGCACACTCAGGCTCAGCGGTTGGTTGCTGTCGACAATGCTGCCTTCGATGTACAGGGACGACTGGCCTTGCAGCGTGGCGCCCAGGAACTGCACTCGGCTGAGACTGACCCGCGGCTCCCAGCGCATAAGCGCTATGACGGTGGCTGCGTAGACCTGCAGTCGAATGATGTCGTTGAATGGATAGTCCACCAGCTCGGGCAACAAGCTGCCGTACTCGCGGCGCATGACCCGTGTGCCTATCCGCGTAGTAAGGATGTCGGTCATCGATTGGGCGATGCTACCCACTGCGTCGATGGCACCACCGGTGTGTCGGTTCATTCAGGCTGCCCCGATTTTCCGCTGCCAGGCATGACGCCGCCGTGCGGGTGCTTGACCAAGCTGATGCCGGCGGCAACCACATCCACCGAGGCGGTGACCTTGCCGGTGACTTTATGGTTGCCGGTTTGGGTGTAGTTGCCCTTGTGTTTGATGTCGCCGATGACGGTGATACCCCCCTTGCTTATCAGATGGGTGGTTCCGCCGTCTGTGAGGGTGGCGTTGAGGTGGTGGGCAACGCTGTCGTACTCGATGACCGTGCCGTCGCGGTAGGTGACGCGGTGCAAGCCTTCGCGGTCGCCGTTGGCTGGGAGGTGGTCGCTGAATAAGCCTGTAAGGGCGACGCCGTTGGCGAGTTGGCCGGATGGGCTGAATAGGATGACTTGTTCGTTTTCTGTTGGTGGGTTCCATTCGCGGTCGGCGCCGGCTCGCAAAGTGATCCAGGGGAGCCAGGCGGTTGTTAGGGTTCCGGTTTTCACTCGTACACGCGGGGGCTTTATCTGGACGGCGGCGATGGTGCCGTAGCGGATGAGGTTTTCGAGTAGGCGGGTGAGGGTGGGTAGGTTGTTCATGGCGCCAATAATGGCGCCATATTTAGAAAGATACTGTTCTGATGACCTGTGTAATGGCTCCCTACAAAAAGGTCATCAGATAAAGTCAGCGAGGGAGCGAAAGTAAAAAATCATCCGTTATATCGAACAAGTAGTCCGTCGGATCATCGCCTTTTTCTTTCATGTGTAGCATTTTGCAGATTTGATTATCATCAAGTATGATAATAAGCTTTCCTGTCTCCCTCATCGCCCCCTGCGCCATTTTGGTTGCGCTTCCATGAGCGCCCTTTCTTGTTATCATTATGGCAACTTTTCGTAATCCTTTTTCAAGTAGGTATTTTTCAGTAGTTAAAACTTGGCCTTGCTTTATAGGTTCTGCGTAGTTTTTAAACTCAAAGAGCATGTATCTGCTGTGTAGGTTGTGTATGATGAAGTTCCAGAAGTCTGTAGCAGGTTTTACTCTACATATGAGGTCGAATCGATTTAGTTCGTCGTCCGTTCTCTGTTGCTCCTTCCAGCCTGCTAAGTGATCTTTAAATAGATACTCGAGGATCTCTCTGCATTTTTCTTCGTACTTACTCCAGCCTGGTTTTCCAGGTTCTATTGCTTGTAGCGATCTGCAAAGTTCTGTGCCGGTAGTGTCTGGCGGAGCAGGCTCTTCCGGTTCTGAGTTTGTTGGCGGTGCTAGTTCTTTATCTAGACTGTAAAATTTCTCAATGCTAATTGAAAGATCATCTGGGTTGATTTCAAATAGTGCATATAAGTCTTCAGTTAATTCAGGTGAGTCAGAGGCAAGGCTCAATAAGAATTGCCTGTCAAAAACGGAGATACCATATTCTTTTTTTAGATTTGCATTCTGACTGTCTGTTAGACTGCATGAGACGATTAGTAATCCTTTTAAAGCAGGGTCTTTATCCATTTCTAATCGGATCTGCTTTGCCGCATTGCTGAGGAGCTTTAGTTGTGCTCTTTGGGTTTTATAGTACTTTATCTCAACGGCAAAAGTTGTCTTTTGGTTTGTGATAAAAAAATCAACGTGGGAAGGTTTTGTTAATACGTTGAATCCAATGTGGGTAAGCAGTTTGGATACTACTTCCTCGAATTTTTCGGCCGTTTCTCTCATTTTTATCCTGGTTGTTTAAATTTAGATGGGTCGTAATATTTGTTGCGCGGCGCTCTACGTTACATCAGTGAGTTGTCGAAAATAGGAGCAGAATGTTAATGGCTGATGGTCTGTTGTTTCAACTGATTATTTTTCCCAAGATGATCCCTAACAAGAGACATCCAAAGCAGAGGGGGATACTTATAAAGCCGGCGACTATTTTGAGGCGTGATTCAATCGTATGATATTGGCGGCGGCAGAACCGGTTTGAGGCTTTCAGACTCCGTACTTTTTCTTTTAGAGTCGCTAATTCTCGCCAAACTCTATCAAGGGATCGCATGCCATAGTCTTTTTGGATGTTTGGCCAATTGGCATAAGCAATGAGGTCCGAAACGGTTAACGTGGGATCTGATGTTCCCTGCATTCCTACTGGCCCATCCCATAAAAATCTTATGCCTGAGTTGGTGTATAGCTTATTTCTTCTGTCTTTATTTTCCGGGTAGGCATCACCAGCGATGACTGAAATGGGTACGATGTTATAAGTTGGATCAAATTGTTTTGCCCAAGTTACAATTTTATGAAAAATATAAGTGCCTACATGTAATCCTTGCATTGAGTCATTGACCATGACCGCGCCATTGGTCAATCTTACGCTTTGCCTATAGCTTTGCATTTCCCCGCCCATCTCGCTGATCAAGGATCCAGCTTTGTATATGCCTTCATCCCCGTAGAGATAGGTGGCTCTGACTTTTATTTTTGAAGTGGAGGTTAATGCGGTCTGAGAGGACCAGCTATGGGATTTGAGCTCGGTCTCTACTAATAAATAGTGCGTTCTTGGGTAATATTTATTGTCGTCTTGCACCTTTATTATTTCGAACGTGCTTGCCGTGTCGTCGGTAGAAACCCTTATATTGATTTCTGCTGATGTTTCAGCATGTTCCATTGCTATGTCCTTCCCTGCTTTCGGTTTGAGTGATCTATATGGTGTGGCTTTTTCAGGTTCTTCGATGCTGGGTAAGAATTCTTCTCATGGTGATATTAGATGCGACACTAATTGGTGTCTAATCAAATCCAAGTCTTGCTCCCTAAAACCCAAGACCTCTCGTTGGCTATACTTTATCCTAGGGTGCCTGCCCTCGGCATGCTCTTTTAATCCGAATTGATGTATTCGAGCTATACGCGCAACTCTCCCAAGAAAACCTACGCGAACGGCGTTACCGTCGCCATAAGCTTTTAGTAGCCTTGTGGTACGTAGTTTCTGAAACATCTGCACCTTCCGCTTCACTCTCCCTTGTTCCCCACGTAGATTGCGCTGCTTTCGCGGTGCATACATGCTCCCGTCTGGATTGCGCTGGGAGATGATCCGCTGCTGCTGGCTGCGCCGTAGGGCTTGGCCGATGTTGCGGGCGAGTGTGTTTCGTGCCGCCGGTTGTAGTTGGCTCAGAAGACCTGCGGCCCAATCTTCCAGCGCTTCCAGTCGACTGGTCACTTAAGTACGACCCACTCATAACCAGAGCTCTGGGCGTCGGGTACCCACGCTGGGTCGAGGGATACAGCGGTGGGCTGAGGTTCGCCGGGGTGGTGGATGGTTGTGTAGCCATCGGCATCTTTGCTTACTATCACGCGTTCAGTCAGTGTCAGCGTCAGGCTGAGGTCCACCTTGCTGTTGTCCAGAATGTCGGCTTCGAACTGGATGCCCCCTGTGGACTTGTTCAAGTTTTCGAGCAGATCGGCTTGATTCACTTTCAACCACCCCAGCACCGGCAACATCACGCTGTCGGGGTGGCCGGCGAAGTCGGTGAGGATGACCTGCAGGTCAAAGCTGTACTCGAAGGACAGGCTGGCAGCGGCGGTGCAGCGGATTTTGCCGTTGTCGATGAAAATCAGCAGTCGGTCGGGGTTGTGTTTGAGTTCACTAATGGTGGCGAGCAGGTGAGTGCGCAGGCTTTCAGGTTTGTTCATGAGGTCTAGGTCTTGTAGAGGGCATCAGTCCCATAGATTCACCACCTGCCGCTGTGGGGCGGCCGTCTGGGCTTCGGGTACTTGCACGGCCAGGCCTTGAGGCAACATCGGCCCGTAGTCGGCCAGGCCGGGGTTAACTTCAAGTACCGCCTCGGTCACGCCAGCTGTGCGGCCGTAGTGACGCCAGCAAAGGGCATCGACGGTGTCGTTTTGGTGGGCGCGGATAATGACCTTCATCAGATCAACTCTACGGTGGTGCGATTGACCCCGAGAAAGTCACGCACCGCCCAACGCAAGTCGCGGCGGTAGTCGTCGATGTTTGGCGTAAGTTCTTCTGCATTCTGGTGGCCGCTGTTTGTGGCGTCATAGGAGCGATAGCGCTCGCAAACTTCAGCACCAGTAGCAGCCTCGATGGCGCGGCGGTAGAGGTGTACCAGGACCAGTACGTCGTTGATTCGCTCGCCGGGCATGTTGACAAGTTTCGTATAGCCGGCAGCTTGTTGGGTGGCTCGCCATTCGCTTAGCTCGCGGTTGACGCTGATGGCGGCGGCAACTGCGGCGGTTTCTAGGCGTGGCGCGGTGACGCTTGCGTCGATCCGCAGCGTGGCACGCAACTGATCCAAGTCGATCGCGGGCCAGAAGGCATCGGTGTTGATATGGCCGCTGGCGACGGCGCCGCCGGCTATGAATCCGCTCATGAGCAGTACTCGGAAAAGGTCGCCGGTGGTCGGGGCTTGACGTTCAGGTGCGTGGCCTGGCCGATCCGCCCCGAGCCGGCGGGGTGCGTGGGGACGCTCGGTTAGCCGGCGGTGCCGGCACGTTTGTTGAGCAGACGTTCAGCCCGCTCCAAGTCCTTCTTGCCACCGCAAGCGTCGTGTAAGGCGATGGCTTTTTTCAGCAGGTCGACGCCGGCCTGCAGTTGACCGGGTTGGCCGGGCGTCTCTTCGGTGATGTCTTCCAACGTGGCGCGGCCCATTGCCAAAAAAAGCTTGGCGCGGGCTTGGTCGGGCATGTCTTCTGCGTCGGTGAGTTCGGCGGTGCGATGGAGGATGGCGAGATCAAACGAGCCGCCGATCTTCTGGGTTCTGAAGGCTGCTGTGGCAACTTCTTCGGCGACTAGGCAGCCCAACGTGCGGGCGAAGCGGTCGGGCATGACCATACGGTGCTTCAGCACGTAGGTCGCGATGTCCAGGCCGCCGCTGAAGTCACCGGCATCGAAGCGCCAGACCATGACGGTGGTCATCACCTCGTCCTGAGCACCTTGCCCACCTTCCAGCACGCCTTGCACATAGGGTTCATAGCTCGGCAAAAGCTGGCGCTTGAGCTCGGCCTTGCCCTGGTTCGACTGCACCTGTTTCAGGCGCAGTCGATCTTGCAGCAACTGATTCAACTGATGCTCGTACGCCGTTGCGCCGGCCATGGTCTGGGTAGGGTCGATGGCGGCGGCTTCGACGGCAGCGGTGACGCGTTCAAAGTGACGGCGGCAAGGGTTGGTCATGGTGGCCGTCTCAGCTCAGGGTGATGTTTTCGGCCAAGGCGGCGCAGCCCAGGTCCTCGAGGACATAGCTTTCGTTGACTGACTCGTAGTTCTCGATGCGGTCGCGCTTGGCGTTGTCGACAACGGTGCGGCGGCGGGTGCCTTCCTGCCAGTAGATCGACAGGTTATCCAGGCGAGTGACCAGCAGACCGCTGGCCGGGAAATGGGGCACACGAACGGCTGGCAGATTGCCGAGGCGCTTTTGGCTGGTGATGATGTCGGTCGCCAACATTTCAGTGGGCGCCTGCATCTTGTTAATCAGCGGGAAGTACTTATCGGCCAACAGCCGGCGACCGCAGATAACCACCAGTTCGGTGTCTTCCTGGTACCAGGGCTCGATGAATTCGTTAACCATGCTGACAACCAGGGCGTCGAGGTTTTCGAAATCCTTGCCCTCGCCAATGACGATTTTGCCGCTGTCATCCGCCACTTCAGACATCACCCGCGCCGGGTTTTCCAGGCGCATTTTTTGCAGCCAGCCGACGTTGACATCTTGCAGTAAAGGATTGGTGACCGGGTTGGATGTTGGGGCGCGGTTGAGGCCGTTCCAACCAATCATGATCCGGTTGAGGGCTTGGGCTTTGATGATGGCGTCGCGGATCCGCGCCTGAAAGTCCTTGAACTTGGCCCATTGGTCCAGCTTCTGGTAGCGGATGCTGGTGTCGAAGTTGGTCTGGGTGCAGGTGTACCCACGGTCGTCCAGACTGCTCGGGTCGCGGGGCTCGCGGTCTTTCACAGTGGTGTCGGTGGTGCTCGCAATGGTGCCGTCGATTCCGATGCCAATCTTGTCACCCGACTGTTCCGACACGCCATAAACGTTGATGGCGCTGAGGAAGGCGCTGGATTCCTGAATACGGGTTTCTAGCGTCTGGGCGACGCTGGGCTCTGCGGTGAACTTGGTGGTGACGTCGGCCACGCCATGCAGTTGCGCCAGTTGATGCAGGTAGGCGTTGAATAGAACTCGGGTGTCGTTGCGCATATTGATTCGTCCTTGAGGCTGTTAGCAGTCGGTCACGACCTGGTTACCGCCGCCGGAGACCTGCGGGCGTGTTTTCTGGTGGGGATCCTGGGTGGTAGAGAGCTTTGTTTTCAGGGCAGTGAATTCGGAGCTGAGTTGATCGAGCTGGGTCTTCAGCCCGGCCGAGAATTGCCTCTCGGTGGCGAGTTGGTCGGGGAGATCCTTGACGTGTTCGGCGATGGCTTCGACCGCTTGACCGATCTGGGCAAACTCGCTGTCGTTTTTACTTTGCTTGCCGGTCAGCAGGGCTTGCACCTTGCTTAAGAGCTGGATGCCGATGCTGGGTTTCTCGTCGACTTCCTCGAATTTGAGTTCGGTTTCAACCGCCTCGGTGAACATTGAGGTTGCCGAGTAATGGCGATCTTGAAATGGGCTGGCCTCAGGTTTCAGCGCCGAGAAGGCCAGGACGTCGGTGCCCAGGCTGGCCGGTGAGTCGGTGACGGCCAAACCGACTATGTAGGCCTCACCGGTGTCGGCAAAGCTCTCGTCGATTTCGATGGACGTATAAATCTTCTGCTTGGCCTTGTTCATGGCGATCAGATCGCTGGTGGGTTCAACCTTGGCAAACAGGGCGAGCTTTTTCTGGCCGTTGACGTCCACCTCTTCCGTCTTCACCGCCAGCACGTCGCCGTAGGCCTTGAACGGGCTGTCAGGTAGCAGACTGCGAAAGTGCTCCAGCCAGATACGGGCGCCGTAGGTGGTCGGGTTGAAGTTTTTGGCGGCCTGTTCCAGCCAACTGCGCTTGATGGTGCGCTTATCCGAAGTCGCGCCCTCGACGGCGACGCGGAACCAGTTGCTGCGAAATTTCTTCATGCCGGGAATCCTCAGGGCGTTGCAATGAGCGGCATGGTCGTCACGGGCGCGCGCGTCGGCAACGAAGCAGGGCTGTAGACGGAGAGGGCACAAGGGCCGGCGCTACTGAGCTGCTGCGGTGGGCGGCAGCATCTGGGCCATGACGACATCTGAGCTGCTGCCCATCGATCCCCGACGCCAATCCAAGTTTCTGTATTGGATGGGTTGGCGCATCTGCGAGATTGCCGAGGCGACGGGCGCCAAGGAAAAAACGCTGCACAGCTGGAAGGCCCGCGACCAATGGGACCGGGCAGATAACGTCGAGCGAATCGGCGGCGCCCTGGAAGCGCGCCTGGTGCAATTGATCCTCAAGGACAGCAAGACCGGTGGCGACTTCAAAGAGATTGACCTGCTGCACCGGCAGCTTGAGCGCCAGGCACGGATCCAGCGTTATCAGGGGGGCGGCGCAGAAACTGATCTCAACCCGAATCTTGCCAAACGGAACGCTGAGCCGAAGAAAAAAGCCGTCAGGAATGAGATCAATGAAGACCAGATCGAGTTGCTGCGTGAGGCCTTCATCGATGGCTGTTTCGACTACCAGAAAGACTGGTACCGGGCCGGCAATCAGCGTACTCGCGTCATCCTCAAAAGCCGGCAGATAGGTGCGACGTACTACTTTGCTCGCGAGGCTTTCATTGATGCTCTGGACACGGGGCGCAATCAGATTTTTCTGTCGGCGTCGAAGAATCAGGCGTATCTGTTTCGGGGCTACATTCAGGCCTTCGCTCGGGAAGTCATTGGCGTTGAGCTGACTGGCGATCCGATTGTGCTGCCAAATGGTGCCGAGCTGTTTTTCCTCGGAACCAACGCCCGTACCGCCCAGGGCTATCACGGTAATTTCTACTTCGATGAGTTCTTCTGGACGTTCAAGTTCGAGGAGCTAAACAAGGTCGCCTCGGGCATGGCGATGCACAAGAAGTGGCGTAAAACCTACTTCTCCACGCCCTCCAGCATGGCTCACGAGGCCTATACCTTCTGGACCGGTGAGCGGTTCAACAAGGGCAAGCCCGCCGCGCAGCACACCAAAGTCGACGTGACCCACGGGGCTCTTCAGCAAGGGCGGCTTTGTGAGGATCGGCTGTGGCGCCAGATCGTCACGCTGCTGGATGCGGAGCAGGGCGGTTGCGACCTGTTCGACATCGAGGAACTGCGCAGGGAATACAGCCCCGAGGCGTTCGCCAACCTGCTGATGTGCGAGTTCGTCGACGATGGCGCGAGCATCTTCCCGCTGGCGATGCTGCAGCCGTGCATGGTCGATAGCTGGGTGGAATGGGCCGAGGACTACAAACCCTTCGCCATGCGACCGTTTGGTGATCGTCAGGTATGGGTCGGGTATGACCCGGCCGAGACGGGCGATTGTTCCGGACTGGTGGTGGTCGCGCCGCCGCTGGTACCGGGCGGGAAATTCCGCGTGATCGAGCGTCACCAGTTTCGCGGCATGGACTTCGCCGCCCAGGCTGCTGCGATCAAGGGCGTCTGCGACCGCTACTGGGTGACCTACATCGGCATCGATGTCACCGGGCTGGGTAGCGGCGTTGCGCAGCTGGTTCGCCAATTCTTCCCGGCGGTGACCACCTTCAGCTACTCACCCGAGGTAAAAACGCGTCTGGTGCTCAAGGCGTATGACGTAATCCACAAGGGGCGGCTGGAGTTCGATGCCGGTTGGACGGATATGGCCCAGTCGCTGATGGCCATCCGTAAAACCATCACGGCCGGCGGACGACAGTTCACCTACACCGCTGGCCGCAATCAGAGCACCGGCCACGCCGACCTGGCGTGGGCGCTCTTTCACGCTTTGCACAACGAACCACTCGAAGGGCAGACCGCTGCCAATACAGGACTTATGGAGATTTATACGTGACGGAACAACTTGCTAGTCAGGCGCTAGTGACCGAATCCAGTGCAGGTACCCAGGTCTTCACTTTTGGCGAGCCAACGCCCGTGTTGGGTGGACGGGAGATGTTTGATTATCTGGAATGCTGGTTCAACGGGCGGTGGTACGAGCCGCCGTTGTCGTTTCATGGGCTGGCTCGGTCGGTGGGGGCGAGTGTGCATCTGCACTCTGGGTTGATGTTCAAGCGCAACCTGTTGAGCAAGACGTTTGTTCCGCATCCGATGTTTTCGCGAGCGGCGTTTGAACAGTTCGCTTTGGATTTCCTTTGCCTGGGCAATGCATACCTGGAGCGGCGACGTTCGGTGTTGGGCGATGCGTGGCTGTTGGTGCCGCCGTTGGCTAAGTACATGCGGGTGGGGCCGGAGGGGCGGTTTTACCAGGTGCAAGGATGGAAGGAGGAGCACGCGTTTGAGCCGGGTAGCATTTTTCATCTGCGGGAGGCGGATCTACACCAGGAAATCTATGGGTTGCCGGAGTGGATCAGCGCCTTGCAGTCGGCGTTGTTGAATGAGGCGGCGACGTTATTTCGGCGCAAGTATTACGAGAATGGCAGCCACGCCGGGTTCATTTTGTATATGACGGATGCAGCGCAGACTGAGGCGGATATTGATGCGTTGCGTAAGGCGTTGAAGGAGTCGAAGGGGCCGGGAAATTTTCGTAATTTATTTGTGTATTCGCCAACGGGGAAGAAGGATGGGATTCAGCTTATCCCTGTCAGTGAGGTGGCCGCGAAGGACGAGTTTAACTCGATAAAAAACCAGACCCGCGACGACGTTCTGGCGAGCCTGCGCATACCCCCCCAACTGATGGGGATCGTGCCGCAGAACGCAGGTGGATTTGGATCAATTCGTGAGGCAGCGCAGATCTATGCGGCCAATGAGCTGGAGCCCATTCAGACTCGGATGATGCAACTGAATGACAGGTTCGGAGAAAAGCTCGTGCGCTTCAAATCCTACGAAATTTTGGCAGGATCGTAGCTTCCGTACGGCAAGCGAGGTGAGGGCCGGTGCGTCGATACATTTCCGACGCCGAATTAAGCGATGGTAGACCCAATACGCTGCCAACAATTCACCTCACTGCACCTCGCGGCCTCATGCTGCGGTGCGTTCTTTTATTTGAACGTCGATTTTAAGGTTTGCTCCGCTTAGTAGATTTACGAGCGCGTCCAAAGAAAATTTGTCTATCTTCCCTTTAAGCAAGTCGTTCAGACGAGGCTGCGTGACGCGGAGGCGCTCAGCGGCTTCTTTCTGCGATACATCCCACGATTTGACTGTTCGGCTCAGAGCCATCATCAACAGAGAACGGATGCGAAGGTTCTCTGCCTCCTCCGGCGAGTCAACCAACGCATCCCAGACACTGGCGTAGCGTTCGTTTGACATATGTTTTTTCCTCATTTGTTACAACCGTTTGGTACAAGCTCCAAGGTAAGAATTACAGGATACGGATCATGAAGTCTAAGCAGTCATTCGGATCATAAATAACGATTCACCGCCAACATACCACCCCACCTCCCGGAGGGGATCTAAACGACTTCACGTAATCAATCCAGCGACCTCAACCGGGCTTTAGCCAGATCAATGTCACGCTTTTCCGTCTTTTGCGTGGTTTTCTGGAAGGCATGAAGGACGTAAATCGCCTCTGGCCTGTCCACCACGTAAAACACGCGAAAAGCTCCATCTTCACACGCTACCCTGATTTCTTTTACACCTTTACCAACTGACTTCATCGGTTTCCAATCATCAGGTTCCTCGCCTTGCTCAACCCGGAATAGCTGATGACCACATCGTTGGATGGCGCTGCTTGGGAAGTCTCTCAGATCATCGAGACTTGATCCTACCCAGTTGACCGGCTTCTTTTTCGGTTGGTTCATGGTGTTTTCTTCCTGCAGTAAAACTCTGAATGGCTTTCATCGTCTGCACCTGTCCTTGCCCGTGAGGGTGGCTGAAGAATTTTTCTGGGATCTGCTGTCTTTGCAGCATTAGGCCATTGGGAATTCGGCCTTAAGATATTTATATCAGAATGAATATAAAAATCAAGATGCTTGTTCGTGTGAGGTGATGCGACAGGCAGTTGCTGGCTGCATTGGCCCCGGTATCCCCTCGTGCTGCATGAGGTTTCCGCCCACAGCTCTCCCGCCTGTCAGATTTTTCCTATACAAATTGACCGAGAAAATTGTACAAAGTTAACTGTATCTCTATACAGTATTTTGGGGCGTGCGTCATGAGCTTTTCAATTCTAGGCCCTGTTGCCGAGGGTGGCTTGAAGCTGCCCTTATGTTCGTTTCGAGTGCCCGCCGGGTTCCCATCCCCGGCGGCTGACCACATCGAAGCGCACATCTCATTGGATGAGGTTCTGAACATTCGTGCCCCGCATGTCTACCTGGTCTCAATCGCTGGGGAGAGCATGCAGGGCGCCGGTATTTTTGAAGGCGATCTCGCGGTGGTGGACCGCGCTCTTGAGCCAGTGCACGGTCATATCGTCGTAGCGCTGCTGAACAACGAGCCGGTATGCAAGCGGCTTTGTATTCGCGGCAGGGAGGTGATTCTCCTTTCGGAGAACCCAAAGTATCCACCGAGGTACGTGCTTGAGGGCGACGAGCTGGTGATCTGGGGCGTTATTACATGCAGTGTGCGCAGCCATGTCTAAACCCCAGCCAGTTTTCGCCCTGATCGACTGCAACAGCTTCTATGCCAGTTGCGAGCGCGTGTTTCGACCCGACCTGGCCCGTGTGCCTATCGTGGTGCTGAGTAACAACGACGGTTGTGTGATCGCTCGCAGTTACGATGCCAAGCCTTACGTGAAGATGGGCGAGCCGTATTTTCAAATCAAGCACAAGCTGGAGAGCCACGGCATCGTCCCGTTCTCTTCGAACTACGCGCTCTATGGCGACATGAGCGAGCGGGTCATGACGCTCATTGAATCAATGGTGCCTGCCGTCGAGGTCTACAGCATTGACGAAGCCTTCGCGGATCTGACCGGGATCGACGGTCGGGATGCTCTCGGTCGCAAGATTCGCAGCCACGTACTGCGCTGCACAGGCATTCCGGTCGGGGTAGGGATCGCTCACACCAAAACCCTGGCGAAGCTGGCGAATCACACGGCCAAGCGCCTGCAGGTGCAAACAGGCGGCGTGGTCGATATCTGTGATCCGTTCAAGCGTGACTGGGTGCTGCGTAACACTGACGTGTCCGAGGTCTGGGGCGTTGGTCGCAAGATGAAGCTGCACTTGGAGGGCCTGGGGATCAAGACCGCGATGGACTTGGCGAGGGCTGATCCTTGGACGTTACGCAAGAAGTTCAGCGTGGTGATTGAGAAGACTGCCCGGGAGCTCGCAGGTACGGCCTGCCTAGAATTGGACGAGCCGGATCCGCCGAAGCAGGAGATTTGTTGTAGCCGGATGTTTGGAAAACGGCTCACGGAGTTGGCACCGATCAAGGAAGCAGTGGCTACCTACATGATGCGCGCTTCGGAAAAGCTCAGAGCGCAGAAGTCGCTGTGCAAGAAGGTCCGCGTCAGCATTCGCACGGGCATGTTCAATCCGGAGGAGGCGAAGTATGCCAACGGCGTGATGATTGACCTGCCGTATCCCACCGATGATGTGCGGCTGCTCACTAAGGCAGCAGTGGATGCGCTCGATCGAGTGTTCCGGCCAGGCTTCAAGTACAGCAAGGCTGAGGTGCTTCTAATGAACCTCTTTCAGGAGGGGGAGTACACCGACGACCTGTTTACTATTTCCCAACCTGCCGACGCTACGAAGTTGATGACGGTACTGGACCAGATAAATGGTCGTTGGGGCCGGGGAACGCTCAGACCGGCCAGCGTGCCCATCAATCCGGATTGGGGGATGCGTCAGGAGATGATGAGTCGGAGTTTTACAACAAGACTGGATCAACTATGGGTTGTTGCTTGTAGTTAGGTGGCAACTGCCGCTCCGAGATATCCAACATCTAAGTCAGGTGGTAAGGTGACGAGCAGGTATCGGCCAGAAGTTGACATCAAGCGGTAGCATGCCTGTACTGGACCTATGCAATATGCTGGCAAGCGACTGCTAAGGCTTCTTGCTCGTGGCGAGACTACGGCCGGGCCTGAACTCGAACTGCATCGAAGCCGCCGTCGCAGAAATCGATATTACTAGCCAGTGCTCGATAGAGCTTGGCGAGCCAGTAGTTCGGACCTGATACTTCTTCAAAGTCCTGCGCTCCCTCAATCAGCTTCTCCGCAACGCGTTCCGCATCTTCACCCAAGCCGTAAGCGCGGTGAAGGGCAGGATATTGTCCGCCCAAATGCTCAAGGCCCATCCGTCTATAACGATCGGCGAGATTGAGCTCCTTGAAATGCGACCGTAAATGCTGGAAGGTGCGAAGCGCCATCCCGGTCGGCCGTGTCAGTCGATAAGATAAGATCAGTGCATCCGCTTCCATGCGAGTGTTCACTGTCAGAAATTCTAGGTTTGGGATTGAATCGTAACAGGGGTGCAGGAACATCCGCACGTTTGTTCCTTCGTCCAGGATGCGATCTCGCTTGCGCGTGTTGCAGACCGCGCAGCTCGGAACGAGATTGCTCGGAAATACCGAGTACTCGGGGTATTGCTCCTTCGGCAGATAGTGATCAAGCGTCGAGGACTCGCTGATCCCGCAGAATGGGCACCGTGCGACACATATTCTCTTTAAGAGTCCACCGCGGAGCGTAGTCATCGGTCCGGTCTCCACGTTGTACGCGTGCCGCATCGCTTCCTTCTGCTGATCGGTTAGTGGCGCCTTGTCCAGCTCGCCAACGTTTGGCGCTACATCGTCGTAGTCCTGATAGGCGGCGAGGACCTCCGCGCGAGCTTTCTGCATTCTTCCTCGCCGTGGTTGGTGCTTGGCCGCGGCAATCTCATCGAATATGTCCGTCGCATCGACGGCGAGCAGTGGAATCGAGCGCATCGGCTATTCCTCCATCTCGTCGCGAATGCTCAGAACATAGGAGCGCGCAGCAAAGCCCAGCTTGCGACCGAACGCTTCTTCGATCTTCTCAAGTGTGTTTCGGCGCGCCAACGCGCTCAGTGTTTCGTGCCAATCGGTTGAACCGTCGCCAAGATTGAAAACTTCCTGAGTTATTACGCCTATGCTCTCCGCGAACGTCTCCACGCTTGGTGCCACGACTCGTGTCTGGTCGGCGACCCGGCGCAGCACTTGGACATATTTCGCCGGAGTTTCCTGCAGGACCACCGGCGAGTGGGTGGCGATGATCGCGTAGCCATCGAAGGTTTCGAGACACGCACGCACACTCTTGAGAAACGCGGCGAGCAACGGTGGATGGAGGTGGGTTTCGGGCTCGTCGATGAGTACTAAAGTCGGCTCTGAACCCGAGATGTGTGCTGTGAGTTCGGTGACAATTTTAAGGACCACCTTGTGACCACTGCTCAGGCTGCGAAAAAGCTCGCCGAGCTCGTCATAATCGCGATTGGCGTAGATTTGGGTTAGTCCAATTCGCTGGAACGATGGATCGCGCAGGAGTGGTTTCAGGACCTCCAGCAGGCTCTCCAAGCGATCTGCTTCACGGACGCGCTTTAGTGCCGACAAGAACTCCGACTCGATTTCCGTTGGCGTGCGCAGCCGGTAGGCTTGTTCACCGTTCGGCGCGCCATCGTCCGACCTCTCGCGCAGACCACAATAAACGTACCCAAAAATCTCTCCGCGCTCTTGGAGCCTTTCCTTTTCCACATCTGTGCGCCCCGGAATGACGAAGGTGTCGAACGCGCTGTATGACACTACGACCACGGTCTTGAACGGCGGCGCGTTCCCGACAAACCGCCCAGCCGCATCATCTAGCACGTCTTCTTTGCTACCGTAGCCGTATCCGCTTGCCACAATCGCGAGGTTCGAGAGCAGCCGGGTCTTGCCCGTACCGTTGTAGCCAATCAGAGCGTTGATACGGTTCCGCAGACGGCCATACCGTCGAAAATCGAACTCGATCGTGAAGGGGTTTGAGCGACGCGCTACCCGCGTCTTAAACTTGACTTTAAAACCTACATTTCTCCGTTTCGTCGGTAAGGTAGGCCCACGCAGTAATCGTGCGGCATCGCCGAGAGTCCGTTCGGCACCGCCAAAACGCAAGAGTGAGACCCGATAGGCTTCGCTGTCTTCGACACTGGCCTTGATCTCGTCGTCGAACGCGACATCTCGAATGCCTCTGAAATATGGCTCGAAGACGTCGCGTCCGAGTTTGAAGATCGTCTCGTAATAATCGAGGTCTGCACCTAGCGACGCATGACCACTAGGCAACTCCTTGAAAGACCGCCTGGGCATCACGGTGTAGCCGCTTGTTCGACCGGTCTCAATTATCTTAATGTTACCGAGGTCAAAGCTTTCGTCCGCCGACATATGCAGCGTGACGTGGAACGTTGTCTTATATCCATAGTCGTCCCAGTTATCCTGGACAAGGACCGCATGCGGGTAGTGATTGGTCTTTGGCGAATCGCCTGACCTAAATTGTACGACGAACCTCATATCAACCTTCCCCTAGGATATAAGCACTTCACTTGCGGATTGGCTGATGACCTCATCGCTCGAGTCTCAAGTGCGCCTTCGAATGCGCCCGGTTCGTGTACATTTGACTCCATCTCCGTCATCCCAATCCTCAGCTTAACATCCCTCCTTGCTCCGCTCGAAGTCCTGAGAGCCCCCATAGACCCTGGCCGAAGTTTATCTTTGCCAAGATTGGCTAACAATAAGGCATACTCCCTGATGGAAGATATGTGCAGGGAATTTCCGCGTTGAGTCGTTTCCAGTCCTTCGCGACAGGCAGAAAATGGCCGAAAGCGGACGCCTCCCTTGTCAGCAACATTGCTGCGGAGCGCTAAAATATAACGCCCTGCAAGAAGCTTCTACGCTATACCATATTTCCGTTCACGGCTTTCGAAAGCGGTATGACCACCTTCTAATATGCGACAAACCATCGCTTTTATTCCCTGCTCGTCCCTAACGTTTCCATCCTCAAGCGCACCGCCTGCGTAGGAAATTATGTCTCCATCGTTGCTGGCGACTATAACTTGCTCGGCGTCAGAATTGACAACAAGGTTTGCATTATGTGTAACAATGATGACTTGCCGATATTTCTTGATTGACTTAAATAAAGGGACGAGGTCAGAAACAATGAATTCATTGTCAAGATCGTCCTCTGGTTGATCGAAAACGAATGGACTACCAAAAGGATCGGTTGCAAGCTTCAGACATACATAAAAGGTTCCACGCTGCCCAACGGACAACTTACTAACAGGTTTGCCTTTATATGTAAATTGGGCATTGACATAGTAGTAAATTTGAATAGATCTTGGATTGAAAAGATAATTCATCAGTTCATATCGCCCCCCTTGATTATAGTATTCTGATTCCCAGAAAAACTCCTCAATGCTAACGTTTTTCTGACCTGAAAAAACTATTTTTTGTCCACTGATAAGCTGAAGGAATGATGCGCTATCGGTCACATTAAATGTTTCTTCCAATTTTTGTCTTGTGGTCTTTTCACCGGAGGATCGGAATTTACCACGGTTAAGGCAGTTTTCTATGCCATTGTAAAACTTATCAGTGTCGAAAGTAGCTATCCCAGTGATGCTAATGTTTTTAAGTATGTCTTGCACTATCTTGTTTTGCTCGTCATTCCATTCGTTGTTGGTTTGCTGCAAAGCACCAAATGCGATATCTACAGAAAGCCTGTTTTTTTCGACAAACACGTTATAACTTGTTGCAAGCTCTCCACGGCGCTTAACCAGATTGTGGTAACGCTCGGTTCTCTCGTTTATTTCAACAAGTTTTTGATGGGCGCGATCTATGGCGGACTGATATTCTTTCACCTTGTTAAGCAACGAGGAAATATCTTGATTTATTCCTTGTTTTGTAAATTCTGTTTTAATAAAGTCATTTGCGTTTGATACTTTTAGCGATTCTTGATGTGCGCTTTCAATATTTTCAGCCAGAGCAAGCAGCGACCGCTCAGCATTAATAGGTTCTACGTTTTTTGCTGATGTGTTCTGATTATTGTATTCAGCTATGCGTTCATTTAAAGATTTTAGGGTGCGTTCAATTAAAGCTTTTAGCTCATTTGAGCTTGTCATTGTTTTCGAGAGTGCATTTAAAGTGCTAGAGTTTTCTTGATATTTCTCAATTAGCTCCTTGTTCTGCTCGCTAGTTAAAGTTGTTATTAGTTTTGAGTTTCTCTCGATAACACTTTCTTGATATTGTGGTGTGTTTATCAAGGCTCCAGTGTTATCTTTGGATTGCCAAAATTCTATGAAGTCTCGGTAGGTGCTTAGGTTTTCATTGAGCTCCTGAGTAGTTACTGGGTCGAATTCCTCATCTCTTATGCTCAGCATGCGTTTTATTTCTGCACTTAGTGAGCTAGGATTCTTGCTAAAATTATGTATATCGCCTTGCGAAACATGTAGATAAGCGTAGGAGTCGCTAGTAAGCTCATCGAAAGTCAGGCGTCTACCCGTAGCGCCTCCTTGATTTAAAGTAATTGTAATTTTCTCTAAGCTAACTTCGCCAGCTCTCTGTGAGGATGACTGTCTGCTGAGCGTAGAGAGCATTGAGTCTAGGAGAATGCTTTTCCCAGTTCCTCTTCCTCCAATGATGGCGACTAAATTTGGATTCAAAGGTATTTCTTGATGCTTAAAGCTCAGCTCGCTGTCTTTGAAAATTCTGCCGGATAAAGATATTTCACTAAAATATGGCTTGATGAAGGTCTTTTCAATAAAGCTGTCTGATTGCTGCACCCTATCTGACGGCTCGAAGATCGTCTGCCTTAAACCCTGAAAGTTTGGGGAGGCTTTAACCCATGTGTATTTAGAACCAATTAGTTCAATGTCGTGCGCATCGGAGCAGACGTAAACCGGCTTAGCGATGGCACCTTCATAGCGTTCCGTATCAAGAAAAAAATCTCGATCCCTTTCTCTGCCAAAAACTAGTTGCCCAAGCTTATCAATTTCTTTCGCTACGGCCACTGAGCGCCCTTCGGTTGCCTTAGGCTGAAATCCACCGTATCCACATGGACATATAGCCAACAGAAAGTCACTGCCTAGCTGCATAGATCCCTGAATATGCTCAAGCAAGGATTTTAGATCGACTACTACGTCTGATACTTTTACAGAATGCTCCTTGAATGATTCTTCTGAGCACCAAATTGTCATTCCTTGATCATTGGTATTCATTACTTTAAATTTTTCAAGTACTGAGTTTATTTGCTTTGTTGTAAATCGCTCAGAAAATACTAGGTGAACGTTAATCCACTCACCGTCTTTGTTTGGTTGTGTTAGTCTAAACTCTAGGTTTCCTAATATGGTAGTTTTAGAGTTGAGCTGGGATAACGCAGTTCTGATTTTTTCGAGTTCATTTTGTTGAAAAAAGAAATAATTGGTTATGCCGGCTAGCGCAATGTCGTGATAAACAAGCTTCTTCGCATAGTCTTCGATAGATACTTTAAACTGGTTGTTTAAGTTTGTCAGCGGGCTATGCAGGTGCAAATCCCATTTTGTCCACGTTGATCCGAGCATTCCGTTGTCCTTTATTGATCAGCTTGGGTGATGCTTTAACTCAGATTTCTTGTCATTTTTATTCGGTAGCAAAGGGTTTGTAGTGAACGGCCCTGCCGCTGAAGGTATCGCTTTATGCTGGGTGGCCAGTTGCCATCTTATTTCTCCTCTGATCACCTGTATGCGTCAAGTAAAAAAGAGTCTAGAGAGGCAAGTGTAGCGTCGCTTGGCGGAGGTGCGCGGTTCCTACGCGATCCGGATGGTCGGTTAAATTGTGGATTGGACATCGATACGTGCCATTTTTGAGCGTCTCCCATTGGCCGATCACTGCTTGTCGAAAGGTCAACAATCCGCAGCCGACGTGTTCAATGGTGGTAATTGCATCCCGTTGCTTAGCCGGGTCGCTTCCAACTGGCAAGGCGCGACCAGTGGCGCCTGTAGTGCGCGTTATTCAGTGGCGGCGGGGCACGGTAAGCTCCGGAGGCCCAGTAGTTCCTAGGCGCGCGCCGTCATCCCCCCACCACGCCTGCGGGCTAAATGGGGCTTTTTTTCCGCAATCCTGCGATCCGCTGAGCGCGCCACGGTTGGGCTTTGTGATGCTGAATGAAGGAGACAAAAAGCCTGCGAATCCCTGCGAAGGGTAGGGCACCCGATGCGTTTTCCCTGGGGCATTTATGCCTCAGACAGGAGGCACCGTCAGACGCTGATTCTCAGAAGCGGAGTCGGAAAGAAGTAATTTGGTAATTCGGATATCGATAGAACGCTGAAAGCCCAGTATTCATTGGCTTTGCTGAAAAACTTCAGAAAGTAATTTTGAGTAATGAAAAAGGTAATGTGAGTAAGTGACTGATTCATAAGGGGGGAATAAATAGAAAAATTACCTCCTTAAAAGGTAATTACCTTGCCTCGACATTACTTAAAAAATACCTTGTACCAATCCCTCGCAGGCCAGCAAAATCAAGGTTCTAAGGCCGATCAGTTGATTAAGTTACCGAAATTACCTTTTTCCGATGCTGCTCCCGAAAAAACTGATATCCCTCTGTGGCCCTTTGGGTATTCGACAGTGACTAACAATCAACGGGATAATTATGCGCCTATGGGATAGAAATTGTGCTCAAGATCGATAAATACGACGTAAAAAGTATTAGTGTCATACAGAAACTTTCCCGGTCTGGTTTTCTTCATATCCCCAGGGATCGTAAATCCGATAAGTCTCGATAAATTCTCCATTCTGAATCTAGACCAAGTAACGTCATGCGGCACAAACTTAGGATGCAGGAATCTACTATTGGGGGGGAATGTATCGTAATCCGCTAGAATTTTAAGTCCTTTTGAACCGCAGCGCTGGTTTCGCCAGTAGTTTAGGTCGTTGCAGGAGTAAGATTTAACTTTCTCCATGATGCTAGCAAGCACCCCTGGCTCAAGACCGTTGAGGCTTGAGCCGTGGAGCTGCGTATCGTCAAAGAATGAGAAATTGAATTTACATCTGCTCTCAATGTCGCTGGTTTCCAAACTCGTTTGAGGGAAACGCTCAATGAACCCTTTTTTCTTTGTGTTTTTACTGAATTTGCTCATATTTTCGGTATACCGCCGAGTTTTCCGTCACGATATAGGCTTGAAATAGATCTATCATTTCGGATGATGTCACCGGGGATTTCATCCAGGCGATAACAAAAGCTTTCGCCGTTTTCTTTAGCGACTAAATATGTCCTGTATTTTCCAAGGAAATCCATAATCTCAAGATTGTGCGATGTGAAGATGAATTGGGCACCTTTAGGGTTCGTCTCATCATTCAAGAACAAGTCTAAAATTCTTGGTAGTAATCCGGGATGATAGTTTGTGTCAAATTCATCCATCAAAAGGGTACCACCTTGCTGGAGGGCACTCCAATACTGATAGAGGCGTCGGTACAGCGCTGTCGTGCCGTCTGATTCATCATGATATGTCAGCCAATTGGAGTCTGAACTAGTTAAATCATAATCATGGTGGAAGATGGGGAAATATACAGTGGCGCCACTTTCGCTCGTTGTCTCATGAATTACGACGTCTTTAATTCCAAGGTCCGCACTGGTTATGATTTTTTTTGCAAATTCGAGAGCTGCAGGAACTTTAAAGTAATATTCGCTAATATTTTTATAGTCATACAATTTTGAATCTGAGATCAATCCCAGAGAAGTAAGGTTGCCTCGAACGTTGTGGAAAAAATTATAAATATTCTGTAAGTCAGTGCCAATATCATTGATCTGGTATTGAAGGGCTGTATCTACAATTGATGAGTTCGGTTTTAAAGTTATCAGATCGAGAGCTTTGAATTCGGAGGTTCTATACTGTAGTTTGTCTTTTTGTCGCTCTATTAGCAGAGTTTTTCTAGTGATTTTTTTATAGATTGCTTCGCGTATTACTTGTTCTTGTGTTGCGGTGAGCTCGTAAGTGTATCTGATGCCATTGAGCTCAAAATCAATATAAAAATCAGTGGGAGCTTTACTTTTGAAGAAACCTTTAAGGAGAATCTCATCGTCTTCAGCGTTTTTGAATGAACGAGTTATGAAAAATGCTAAAAACTGAATGCTTTTAAGTATGTTGGTTTTGCCAGATGCGTTAGCGCCTTTGATCCCAAGTATAGTTGATGCCTTTTTGTTTCTAGAAATATTTTTTGGCACCTTTGAATTAAATTGAAGCGAAACTTCAAATCCTTCCTTGAAGGAAAAGTAGTTACGAGCACCGAAAGAATAAATCATTGATTTTTGTCCTTAAGCATGGAACGCGTCAAAAAACGTCGCGAAGCCAGCATAAGCCATTGGAGAGGTGATTGCTACTCGCATTCACCTAGATGTATGCATGTCCTAAATTTCGCTCGAATGCATAAGGGCGCGCGTTCGCCTTAAGCAAGCTCGGAGCAATGCGCTCTTCCGGTCAGCTGGTACGAAATTGGTACATAAGATCCAAAGCTTCAGTTGAGGAGCCCGTTTTGCTCGGATTTTCCCTTCAGTAGAGCCAATCCATCATGGGTGCAACACTGAAGCGGCGGGACAAGGGCTGCGGGGGAGCTGGGTATAGAGGCATCGGGGATCTGGATGGAGAGGCGGAGTATCGCAGTTTAACAGGAATGAGGTATGCGAGGTTCTGGATGAAGGCTGAGCCGCGTGTTTCGCTTGTTGGCGAGCCGCGCGGGTCGGAGGCGAGGTTGATAAATCTATCCCCTGTTCCGCTGTGGGTCAGCCCAAGACCCAAACTTTGGGGGCTGACTATGATGTACGTGCGAGGGTAGGCAGTGTAATCGACAGAATACAACGAGAATTTGCGCCCGCTGGAAGGAACCCAGTTATGAATCTCCAAGAAGACGTAATCGCACCCGGTATCATGAAATCCATCGTTAAATTGACCGGTGGCCAGAAAGGCGAGCCATTCATTCTAGGAAACACGGCCGGCGAACAGGTAGTCGTAAAGTTCCAAGAGGAGAACCCGGCAGATGCACTGGCCGGATCGCACATTCTGGCAAAAGCTAAAGTCCGGACACCAAAGATACGCCTGCTCAAACCCAACGAGTTGCCTATCCTTAGCGCTGCGGTCGAAACGCTGCGAGACAGATTCGGACCTGTCGTCGATGCATACATGGGAGCGCAACGGAAGTTTTCACACGCGCTGGTGATGGACTATGTCGAGGGCGCGTCCACCCTGAAAGATCTCCGCAAGGGCGCGTTGATCGAATTCCTCGCCGTCATCTGCGACGGTGAATTTCAGGGCGAGCTAGGAAAAATTATTGCTGCCGATGCGTTCGCAGGCAACTTCGATCGCATGTATGCGATCAGAAAGGGCGACGGCGTGGTTGGGTGGTATCACGAACAAAACACGCTCGTCGCACAGAAGAAACCCGTTGCAATTGACAACGGATTCAGTCCTCACGTCTTTGGCCAGTTAGCTCCGTGGGGGCAGTACGTCGCACTTGCCGGCTTTCAAGTCATGAGCCTGGCATCTGCACACAAAAAATTCGCGGAAATGGAAGCCGGCGCTTTGTTCGACAAATTCATGGCGTCGGCGCTCTCAGATCATCCAGAAGAGCAAAGCAACATCGATATAGCCAGGGGGCGAAGGTCGAGCTTTATTGACCAAGTCTCGCGTACAGCAACGGAAACCATTAAGCAGTTGCTCACACGAGGGCAACATTGGAAAGAACAGTTCGCCGTTCAAGGAATCGGCGAACAGGTGCTTGGCAAATTCAGCCAACGCAAGAAGATCCTTAGAATGCTCGCTGCGGGCATCGCTCCCGAGATCGCGGTGAGCAACACAGGAGCCCCCGACGGAAAAGGGTACCGAAAGTTCGTATTGGTAAGTGAATTGGGGCTTACCGATATCGAAGCAGAACAAATTCTGCAGGAACCCATAGCTGAGTATAAGAAGCTGATGGCTGAGTATCGCACCCGACTCAATCTTTGATCAGGGTTTCCCGTGCAAGCAGCAACCAAGTCCTATTTCTTGAAAAAACGCGCAAAGCAACTTGCTGAGAAGAACTACCATGCGCAGGCGACTATGGGCGCATTGTCACGCAGGTTGTGATGTCCGCATTGAGTTCTACAAGACTCAACGCACCATCGTGAAAGGAACAGCCGGTGTCGATGTAGACGACATTACCCAGGCGGGTGATGCTAGATACCGTTGAGTGCCCCACATAAAGCCGACTTATTCCCCTGATGGGGTCATTATTCTGTTGTTCGATTTTCCCCCGGGCATACAAGGCTGTTTGCAGAGCGCGGTGGCGGCTGTCTTCGCCAAAATGTCCGGACAAGGCGCCTTTGGCGGTCTGCCAGTCGTCATCGTCCTGTAGGAGCGGCGCTTCGGCATGCACGATGCCGATTCTTCTTCCACCCATCAGATCAACTTCAATGATCAGCGGAAGTTTCTGGAGGGCGTTGGACAATTCATGCTGGGTTGTCGTTGCCAGTTCATAGAGCCAGGCCCCGCCGTTACGGGTATGCCTGGCAATGTCTCCCCGTCCGGACACACAGTCGATGAGCATCTGTTCATGATTACCCCGGACCGCATGAAACCAGGGTTCTGCGAGCCAGTTCATCACGTCCAGGGAGTCCGGGCCGCGATCAATCAAGTCGCCAACCGAGAAAACGCGATCCCGTTCAGGATTGAAGTTGGCATGAAGCAAAAGCGACTTCAGAAGTTTGAAGTGTCCATGGACATCACCTACGACAAAGTCCCGGCCTTTTCCGTTGGGGGAGAACGTTCTTATCGTGTTCATCGTCGGTGTTTCATGTGGAGAGGGGAGAAGAGGAAGTAGCTTGCTCCCTCTTCCAGTTCGATAACATCATTTTTTCAATTGATAGTCCTGGCCCCACACCCGTACGGAACTGATGGGCTCGTTCTGCCCGTCGAAAATAAACTTCTGCCGCACGGCGGCCTTGGGTGGAACGGTGACTTCATCGGGGTTTTCCATCGCTTTGAGGCTGTTGGCATAACCCGCCTGGTCAATAGCCAGCAGGACGCCCGTCTGCCTGAGGTTAATCAGGCGCAGTTGCGTGTCGGTGCTGTTCTTGAAGCCGAGGGTAACAGTGAGATTGTCATCGCTGGGCTCCAGTTTCAGCACCTCGACCCCGATCCGGTCTTTCATTTGTTCGCCGGAGGAAATGATCGCTGCGCCATCGGTGCCCTGGGCTGATTCGCGGCCATCGAGTACACCTTCACTCACACCGCCCAACAGGTTCTTGCCCGCCGTGATGAACGATGAGACGGCGGCTTTGGTCGAGTCCTTGATCAGGCTGCCGTCAGCCGGTTCGGCTTCGGCGAAGCATAGGGTGCTGGCCAGTAGAGTGGAAACGAAGACGAGGGAGCGTGACGGCGAGAGAGTCAT